AACGGAGCATAAGTTAAAAAATATCTTGACTTATGCTCCTTATTTTTATATAATGCACATATCGACAACGAAGTCGAGCATTTTAAATTAAAGGAGAATTATTTTGGCGTGGGATGACGACAAGAAGGCTCAAGCGATCAGCATGTACGAGGAACGTGAGCCTACCCCTGAAAACTCTATGGACATCGTATCAGAAATTGCTGATGAACTTGCTGAAAGCCCTAATGGCGTACGCATGATTCTCAGTAAAGCTGGTGTCTACGTTAAGAAGGAACCAGCAGCAGGTGGTGCAGCGAAGTCTAAGACTACAAAGTCCACCTCAACCCGCGTTAGCAAGGAAGACGCTCAGGCACAGCTTATTGCTGCTATTGAGGCGGCAGGTAAGGAAGTCGATTCAGACATTATTTCCAAGCTAACAGGTAAGGCCGCAGTTTATTTTGCAGGTCTATTCGCCTAAATCATTTAGTACCCGCTACAGTTATGCTGTGGCGGGTGCTCACGTCTAGCAAGTATGCCAACCTGCTGACATGAGGAATATGACAAAAGACGAATTAATTTACGCAGTTAAGGATTACGGTGATGCTACTATAACTTATAGAAGCCTTGAGTCTAAAAAGTTAAAATATAATGTATGCACACTGGATTTCTCTAACGAGTATATTCAAACCAAATCTAATAGGGCGAGAGAGACGGACGACACTGTTCTGTTATTTTGTTGGGATTCCGATTCGTTTAGACTAATCAGGCCCTCAAGCATAACTAGTGTTGTACCTCTTTCATCTTCGCTCAAGGAAAGGAATAATGGATGATGAAGAGATTTATTCTCGAATTATCCATTCCACCGAAGACTTTCAGGTAAGACTTACAATCAATAGATTTAGGGGCGTAGAGTATATGCACCTACGTAAGTATTACCTGGATTTCTCAGAAGAATGGATGCCAACGAAAGATGGCGTAGCTATGCCGCTTGATCTAAATAACTCCAAGGAGCTATTTATCGGCTTAGTTGAAATCTTGTCTTTAGCTGAGTCTAAAGATGTGATAGTATCTAATTTTAAAGAACTCTTACAGGACATTTATCAATGAAGGCTTTTCTAGACTATGCAAGTTCTAAGTATTACGCTGGTGATCCAATCATCAGCGACGAGGAATTTGACAAACTAGCAGAGTACTATAGCTACGAAAGCGTGGGTGCTCCAGTCACTAGTGACAGGATTGCTCACGCTTTTCCTATGTGGAGCCTACAGAAATGTTATGATGACGAGCCTGCAATAATACTGCCGGGAGCCACTGTCACAACACCAAAACTAGACGGAGCCGCTGTAGCTCTATATTATATCTACGGTAAACTAAGTTTAGCTCTAACAAGAGGAGATGGCAAAGAAGGTCAAGATATTACCGATAAGATGGTAATGTTAGTACCGAAAGAACTTAAATCTGTAGAATCTATACTACAGATCACAGGTGAGATAGTTGCTCCTAAAACTATTGATAATGCGCGTAACTATGCTGCGGGCGCTCTTAACCTAAAATCAGTAGATGAGTTTAGCTCAAGAGACCTTACTTTTATTGCTTATGGCATGAAACCATATAAGTATGATTGCTGGAGTGAAGATCTTAGCTATCTATCTGATAGCGGCTTTAATACTGTAATGGACTCTGAGTGGGAACAATTTCTTCACGATGGCAAGGTTTACCGTCTTAATGACTATGAAAAGTTCGATGCACTAGGTTATACTTCCAAGCATCCCCGTGGTGCTTTCGCTCTGAAAGAACGTAAGGGTGGAGTAATTACAAAACTTCTAGATGTAGAGTGGCAGGTTGGGCGCAGCGGTGTTGTAAGTCCAGTAGCTATCTTAGAGCCTGTAGTAATTGGAGAAGCCACTGTAGCACGAGCTACACTCCACAACATCAAGTACATCCAAGACTTAGATCTAGACTATGGCTGTTTAGTAGAAGTCGTGCGCTCTGGTGAGATTATCCCACGAGTTGTTAGGAGAGTATATGAATAAGCTACTAATATTTTCTGCTACTTGGTGCAAACCGTGTCAGTATATGAAACCAATAATTGATACTTTAGATAATCCTAATATTGAAAAATATGATATGGATACAGATAGAGATATTGTACAGAAGTATCAAGTGCCTGGAGTACCTTGCTTTATTCTAGTAGATGAGAATGACGAGGAATTAGAAGTCATTCTAGGGACTACTACTAAAGAAACCCTAGAGGAGTTACTAGCTCGATGAGTAAAGGAATCTATAACGAGAAGTACTTTGAAAACCATCCTAGTGAGTGTGGTCTTAGTGCTGTACTATACTGTGTAGTTCTCGTTAATAAATCCTCTATGAAACGGGAGTGCATCAAGATAGGCATAGCAAAAGGTAAGAATTGGAAAGACGTCATTAGACGCTCTAACGGCTTTACTGGATATGAGATTCGGATTCAAAAAGTAGTACACGGCAGACTAGAAGATATATACTATCTAGAGCAGTATCTACACGAGTTATGGCAGGATCATAAATTCACTTCTGAACATCGTTTTGGAGGCCATACCGAACTCTTCCAGTTGAATAATGACATCATAAAAAGCATACCCGATAGCTGCTAAAAAATAGTTCTTGACTTTATGCCTCAATTTCCATATAATGCTTTTATCAGATCAGGAGAGAGAAAGTGATTCAAGCCCCGACAAATTGTCCGAGTTGCGATAGCACTCTTGAGTGGTCTAATGACCTTCTATATTGCAGAAACCCAAGCTGCCTAGCTTCAACATATAAACACATTGAACACTTTGCGTCAACGTTGAAGATTAAAGGCATGGGGCCTTCTACAATTGCGAAGTTAAACCTATCCAGTATCCTAGATATTTATCTTCTTACTGAGGAAGAAATTATCGAAAGTCTAGGTTCTGAAAAACTAGCCGTTAAGTTGTTTGAAGAAATAAAGCTATCTACAACACGACCTCTTAACGTGGTTTTACCTGCTTTCGGTATTCCCTTAATCGGGAAAACAGCTACCGATAAGTTGAGTAAGGTATGTTCTGAAATAGATGATATTGATGAAGAGACCTGTAAACTAGCTGGATTGGGTGAAAAAGCTACTGCCAACCTTCTAGAATGGCTAGAGCGAGAAGATTTCTATCTTTTCCTTCCATTCAATCTACGATTTGAAGCAGTAGCTAAGCCTAGCGTAGATTCTGTACGCGGCGTAGTCTGTATTAGCGGCAAACTAAATAGTTATTCCACTAAACAGGAGGCGCAAGCAGAACTTGAAGCTCTAGGCTTTATCGTGAAATCTAGTATCACAAAAGATGTGACTATACTAGTAAATGAAAGCGGTCGAGAGACCTCTAAAACCCAAAAAGCCAGAGACTCTGGCATTACAATTGTAACTGACCTAAAAATATACATAGGAGATATTAATTAATATGACTACCCCAAAGTGGACCGAAGAACGCACTGCTCAACTAGTTGACAGCATCGGTGATGAAACCCCAGTAAGCCGTTCAACCGTTGCAGAACTAGCTGAAACACTAGCTACAAGCACTCGCTCAATCTCTTCAAAGCTCCGCAAGCTAGGCTATGACGTAGAACTAGCATCAGCTACTCCACGTGCCTTCTCTGATGAAGTTACAGAAGCTCTACGTGATTTCGTTGCTAACAACAGCGGCAATTACACTTATGCTGAAATCGCTGAAAACTTCCCAGGCGACTACACCGCTAAGGCTATCCAAGGTAAGATCCTTTCAATGGAACTTACTTCACACGTTAAGGAAGCCCCTAAGGTTGAGCACGCTAAGTCATACAGCGCTGACGAAGAAGCACTTGTTCTTAAGCTAATTGGCGAAGGCAAGTTCGTTGAAGAAATCGCTGATGCAGTTGGCAAGACTGTTCAATCAGTACGTGGTAAGGCTCTAAGCCTACAGCGCGCTGGTCAGATCGACGCTATGCCAAAGCAGCGCGATGTTAAGGGTCCTGCAGCAGACCCGCTTGATACTCTTGGTGATGTATCAGCTCTATCAGTTGCTCAGATTGCTGAGCAGATTGGTAAGACTGAGCGTGGTGTTAAGACCATGCTTACCCGTCGCGGCCTAAAGGCTGTCGATTATGACGGTGCTGCCAAGAAAGAGAAAGCTGCTGCTTAAGTTTTCTCTTTAAAGTGAAAGCCGGAGCAGCCTCGCGCTGCTTCGGCTAAACTTATTTTAAGGAGAGACGATTTTGAACCTCGCTAGCGCACTTTTCAAACGAATCCTCGAAGAGGAGGATTTTGATACATGGTCTAGCTTAAGACGGCACTATCTGCCTAGTGAGTACCATGTAATTTATGATGTGATCGACAAACAGATCGAATCATACCACAAGTTACCTACTATCGAAGAGCTTAAGTTAGCTATCAGAGACTCGTCTACGCTAGACAAGATCTACGCTATTGAAGTTGTAGAGGTTGATGCTGAGCCATTCCTTCTTCTAGACTATCTAAAGAATGAATTTACTCAGAAAGAAACACTATACCAACTACATAAGTATGTTGAAAAGTCTATTTCCTTTGAGACAGCAGAAGAAACTCTACACTCTTTATACGAAATCGTAGCGAAGATTGAAGACAGAGTAGAATTGAAGTCTCCCGATGAAAATATGCAGAAGATTAGCCTCTTTGAGAGTGACGATCAACTCGCTGCATATATTCCTCTTGGACTTAATTCCGAATTTGACGATAAGGTTAGATTCAAAAATATTGATTATATTCTAATGGGTGGTAAGAGAGGTTCAGGTAAGTCTATTACTTGTTCAAACCTTGCTAATACCATGTATCAGCGCGGTAAGTCTGTAGTATACTTTACTATTGAAATGAATACGCGGGAAGTTTTACAGCGTCAATGTTCTATCGGAACAGGTGTTCCACACTCTAAGATTAAGTATAAAACGCTTGACAATCTAGAGTGGGCTAAAGTAGCCAAGTGGTGGGCTGATCGTTTCCATAACGGTGAACATCACTATGAGTTATACAAAGAGCATAGAGATTTCAATAAGTTTCACTCACTTCTCACGAAGGAAGAACTTAAAGAAGTCCAGATTGATATTGTTTATGACCCGGATTTAACGCTACCAAAGCTAAGGTCTGAGGTTCTAAAGAGAGTCAAAAAGTTAGGAAACGTAGGTCTTATTATTGTAGACTATGTTAACCAGATCAAACGAACTGGTGCTCCTGGAGTTGACGATCTATATGACTGGAAGGAACAGATTGCAGTAAGTAAGGCTCTTAAGTCTATGGCTCAAGAACTAGAAGTACCTGTATTCTCACCTTATCAGATTGATGCCAGCGGTGAAGCCCGATTCTCAAAGGGTATTCTAGACTCTGCTGATGCTGCATTTATTATCGAAGCCGGTCCTGATTCCGTACAGTTTAAGTGTACTAAGATGCGCGGTGATGCTATGATTGACTTTACTTCTAAGGTCGATTGGAACTCATTACGTATTGGACCAGAGAATGGCATGGAAGTAATTGTAGAAGATGAGTCTCCAAATAAAAAGAGAAAGTCTAAGAAATCTTCATTTAGTGAAGAAGATACGAAACCAATAATGGATGGCATCTATGATGATGCTCCTTTTTAATAGGGTGATACTATGATTGAAGAATTACTAAAATCAAAGAGTATCGAATTTCGTCCTAGTGGTAAAGACTACGTTATTCGTTGCCTTAATCCAGACCATGAAGATAGAAATCCTAGTCTTCGTATTGATAAGACAACTGGAATATTTAACTGCTTATCTTGCGGTTATTCTGGTAACTTATTTGACTTCTTTGGACAAAAGCCTAATTGGCTACAGATTCGACGCAATAATCTAAAGAATATAATTGAAGAAAAGTTAGTCGAGACAGCAGGACTAACGATACCAGAAAATGCCGTGCCTTTCGACACAGACTGGCGCGGCATATCTGCTGACACGTTTAAAAAGTTCGGTGCTTTCCAGCATAATAACTCAGAATTTATTGGTAGAGTAGTTATACCTGTACGTAACATTACAGGTAAGATCGTAGCCTTTTGTGGACGACACCAAGGTAACGTAGACCCAAAGTAC